AGCGCCTCGGCGCTCCTCGGACTGGGGTGTATCACCCGCTACATCGCCTGTTTCCCAACAGTGCTCCAGCGAAGGAGCTGATGTAGTTTGATATGAAAGGATGTGCGTATGCAAAGCGCTAGCCGCCCGAAGACGTTACCAACACTGACGCATTATTGGAACGGGTCTCGCTGGGTTGACTCTTGGAGTTACCCGACGACCTGGACCGAAAATCTGACCGTGTTGGCTGATTTCACTGGACCGGTGAACCGTTCGCAACCGCATGCCCACTCATTTGTGAAAGCTGTGGCCCAAGACTATATAGGGACACGTATGGAGTTCATAAACGGCTCCATGCAACTCTCTGTTGGAGGTCGCATAAAAGCTTTTACTCTCGGCGGTGTGCCGGGGAGTGGGGGGATCCCCTCGTTATCGCCTTCGTCTTTGTACAACGAAGCCCTGAGTAAGGTTTATGACCGAATCAGGGGTGAGGTGGACTGGGCAGTGAACGCCGCTGAAGCGCGGCAAACATTGCACATGGTGAAGGAATACAGGGATCACCTGATTCCTCTAGCTGAGAAGCTGGAGAAGCAGGCAGGACGACTCGTTCGCTTCGTAAAGCGGTATCATCCGAAGCAGTGGGGTCGGCGTTGGCTTGAGTATCAGTACGGTATTAAGCCCCTTGTGGGTGACATCTACAGTACTGTCAAGCAGATGATCGACTTCTCTAGCAATGCGGTGATACGAGTGCGGGAGCGGAGCTCTCGCACTCAGACCGGTTTGAAGGTCGTCAACGGCTCTTATGGCGAAAGCCAGAGGATGACGTGGACGCTCTCCGAACGCTGTCAAGTGGAAGCGTGTTTCACGATTCCACCCAGTCGTCTCATATCGCTCGCGAATTACACCTCTCTGAACCCTGTAAGCCTGGCGTGGGAAACCTTCGCCTTAAGCTTCGTGGTTGACTGGGTGTTTAACGTCGGAGGTTACCTCCGAAACCTTGAGTCAGCGCTTCTCTTTGCCCAAGGGCAGTCGGGTGGATTTGTTACCCATACGACGAGGCTGACCTGTGTTGCGAGCGTCACATCAAACGGGACTGAATCAGGGTTTACCCTGGTTCAGGCTGGCAATGCCAGTTCAACCCGATCGACCAAGGACCGGTCTGTACTTGGCGCAGGGCTACTACCGCCTGCGTTTCCAAGTTTTGATGCGAAACTAGGTTCGTCGCGGCTATTCAGTGCCGCTTCGCTTCTGTCACTGCACGTCACCAAACGTGGGGGCCCTTCCTAAACCCCCTCTACGTGCACGATGGTTGAAAACTGAAAGTGGAGTCGGATGTCCCGATTCTTATCGTCAACAATTGGAGTTATTGCTCTATGCCGACTGTCGAGAACATCGTTCTCGCGGACGCACAGGGAACACCTGTGAACCACACTTTCAACCCGCTCGGCTTTGACGCCAATGGCGTCATGTGGTGGGAAGACCGGAGCCAGCCCACGCCGGATGGATATTGGCGGATCAGCGCTCAGCTGGTTCGTCTTCCGCCTCCGACGAATGGGCTGGTTTCGTCGGCCAACCGTGTCAACCGTGTCAAGATCGGCCTTCACAAGCCGGTCCTGGAGGTCGTCGGTGTCAATTCGGCCGGTTATCAAACGGCTCCCACGGTCGCGTACGTGGACCGCTCGAACGAAGAGTTCATCTTCTCGTCGCGCGATTCGCTGCAAGACCGCAAGGATGTCCGCAAGATGAAGGCCAACTTGCTCGCCGACGCCAACTTCATCACGTTCATCGAGCAGCTCGAGAACTGGCGCAACTAGCGCCCGGACTTTACCAGTCCGGATGACGTTCCCCTTCGGGGGTAACCTTAACAGAAGAGGTTTTTACCTTTATGGACGCAGTGTTCTACGCCCTCTGTAAGGATGTTGACAGCCCGATCTCTCTCGGATTATGGATGAGGTATAAGTACGGCGAGCATAAACAACTCGCTGAGTACGACATCCCCGTGAGAGATTACCGAGAGTGCGACTCCCGTCGCTTCAGTGGAGATTACCTGGTTAGTAGCTTCCTTTCGAAATGGAAGGGGTTGCAGACAGGGACCGACACAGAGGCGGTGGCACTTCAGAAATTCAAAACTTCTGAAGATACATGTCGTGAGACCAACATTAGGCTTCGGCGCTTCCGATCCGGCATCTCTTCTGATGCCGGCGTCGAGCAGGTATTGTACCTTGCTCAGCGTAAAATCTCGAGACTGCTAGGGCCCTTTGCATACTCACGTATTGTTACGCACTCGGGGTGGGGTCCGGGCGCGACGTGGGATCTCCCACGTCGCAAGGCCCAAGTGGACCACAAAATGGCATTGCTGCCTTTCACTGTCTCTCGAAGCTGTCTGCCCTTAGCCGGGTTGATGGTTTCGTCTGACCTCCATTGGTCAGAAGCGGTATTAGGACGACAACCTGAGGGAGCTTTCTCGCTAACGCGGGATTGTTTCAACCTTGTAGAGTCGTGCCGCGCGGAGACAGTGCCGAAGAATGCAAAGACCGATCGCTTTATCGCGATTGAACCCACCTTAAACCTCTTCGTTCAGAAGGGGGTGGGGGGCTTTCTTCGGAGACGGCTCAAAACCGTCGGTGTTGACTTGGATGATCAACGAGTTAATCAGGGGCTCGCCCAACGGGCTCTGTTAGATGACTTGGCTACCCTCGACCTGAGGGCAGCGTCTGACACCATCTCAAAGGAGATTGTCTTTGATCTCCTGCCAGTAGAATGGGCGAACTGTTTGGACGATCTGCGCTCCAAAAGCGTAGATCTACCTGACGGTACGAACGTTCGGCTCGAAAAGTTCTCCTCTATGGGGAACGGTTTTACCTTCGAGTTAGAGTCTCTGATCTTCTGGGCTCTTGTCAGCTCGGTTACTGATCTTGAGGCCCCTGGTGCGCCTTTCTCTGTGTACGGTGACGACCTCATCTGCCATAAACAGGCAGTCAGTCGTCTTCGAGTAGTACTGACTCACTGTGGCTTTGAGCTTAACGGTGATAAATCGTTTAGCGAAGGGCTTTTCTATGAGTCATGTGGAAAACACTACTTCGGTGACTGCGAAGTCACCCCGTGCTACCAGAAGAAGATCGTCGCGTCAACTGCTGAATTGGTGCGTTGTCACAATCGTCTGTACCGCTGGTACGGTCGTGCTAGGCCTGGCGAACCACGAAGTGGATGCCTCGCTGCCGCGCGTATCGACAAGCGTGCTTACGATCGATTCAGGATCCCTGAGGGTTCGGAATCCGACGACGGCTTCCTCGTCTCAGACGAGGTTTTCGTCCGCACCAGTATCGGCTTCTGCCCCTCCCGGGGATGGAAGACGCGGATACTAGCTGCTGTTACTGTCGCCCTCCCGGCGATAGAGGAAGCACTTTTGGCGCAATACTTTCGTTGGAATACGAGTCCGCTGATTCGGGACTCGGTCAAAGCCAGTGATGGCCGACCCGGTATTACCTTCCAATTGAACAACGTCGAAACGACCGAGTTCAAGCGGGGTGATATCGATATTCCTGTCCTGGGACAGGACCGAGAGGTGGTCTTCAGGGAGAAGACCAAGTGGATCATCCCACAAGGCG